TCAAACCATCGGCCAAGACCACCACGGCCTTTACTTTTTGGTTTTGCGGGTTTTCGTGGTTTTTTTCGTTCCGCCACTAGTTGCTTTGCGATAGGTGCCACCACGCTTTTTATATTCGCGCACCAACCACGCATTTGCATACGCGCTCGGGTAAACCGCGAATTTGCGCTTAGCTTCAGCTTTTACTCGGCTGTAAAGCGCCTTGTTTACTGGGACGTTTTCACTTGCCACAGCTACACCGCATCTTCTTACTGCCCTTCTTCATACCTTTCTTCTTGCCGTTGGGTTTTTTCTTCCCACCAGCTCCGTAATGACCAGGCATGACGCAAAATGCGACGACATGCCCAGTCTAACGCCCCAAATGTTTGCGGACTAGAACCGGCTCGCGCGCCTGACGCCCCTCACTCCTGATCCGCTGCAAGAGACTTGTCCTTCGCCTTTTGGCAAAGTTACCCAGCCATTTTAGTAGATGCGGTAGCTCGTTGCTCCCAATGTCTCAGGCTTGGCAAGGTTGAACTGTTGCAGCACCAGATACCCGAAAGCATCAAAAGCGTGGTCCACTCCTAGGTTTTTGTTAGGCAAACCAGTGCCTGGCGCGTAAGTCAACGTCCGCAACGACTTAATCAGCTCCTTGCACCGTGGATGAATCTTGACCCGTCGCGCTCCAGAAGCATCCATCAGACCAGTATTGACTGCTGTGATCTTGTCGCGAATCTTCCACGGTGATCGCGGTGATTGAACCGTAAAACCACTGCGCCTGAGGATTGCGTGGTCCGTTGCGCCCACACCGCTTGTTTTTCTTGCACCGCCCGTAGGGTCAGGACAAGCAATAACTCTGCGATCCACACCGTATCTACGGGTCACTTCATCGGCAAAATCCCAGGTTGTGGCCCCGCCGGTCAACGTGATCTCGTCAAACACGTACAACGTGTCCTGATCCTTGACTGCGCAGATGCCACTCATTGGATCCACGTTGAAGTCAACGCCCAACAGCAATGGTTGGATCGAAATGTCCTTGGCATCCGTTGAAATGTTGTCATCAGAAAAACTGATGGCCACCAAACCAGTCAGGTTCTCGAACGACGCTTCAAATTCCTGGCGGAACGTGCGCGCATCAAGTTGAGCGCGGGCTGCTTCGACCTCATGCTTACTGACGTTTTCGCCTTCAATCGTTGTGTAGCTCCATCGTTGCCATTCGTTTGTTTCGTCGTCTGGGACATAGCACCACAAGTCATAAAACCAGCTAGCTGTACCGTCTGGCGTCGAAATAAACAACGCCCAACCCTCTTTATCCGCTAAAGCAGGTCGAATCACCTCAAACCAGACCTCTGAATCCATAAATGCCGCTTCGTCCAGCACTACACCGCTCAAACTGCGGCCTCTGAGCGCCATTGCGTTCTCAGTACCCTTCAATTCGATCGTTGAACCGTTAATTAGCTCGATTCGTAGGTCTGTTTCGTTCTTAGTCTTGATCCAGACCTTTGGAACCAGCTTTTTTAACGCTCTCCACGCAATATCTTTGGCCATCCGATACGTCGGAGCACAATAAAAAAACGTTTCGCCAGGCTTGTTGAGCGCTCCACGTAACAACTCAACGCACGAAAGGTACGATTTGCCGAATCGACGACCGGCAACTAATACTCGGAAGCGTTTATCGCTTGAAAAAACTTGGCCCTGCGCCCATCTTAGGCTTACGGGCTCTGCTTTTGTGCTCATGCCTATTACATTACACAGGTTTTCAACCCTTACCCCCCTCTTCACCGTGCCACAACGCAATGTGGGAGGTTATTATCTGGGAAAAGGTCGATAGGTTGATGCCTGAGCCTCTAACGGATCGCACCACACAAGCAAAAGAAGATCGCATCAGACGGCTTTATCGTCGGCAGCTTGATGGGTTGTCTGCTCGTGCGCTCGTCTACGACCATAAGGAGAAAGAACAGATCTCAATCAATACTGCTTGGCGTGATTGGGCAGAAGTTAAAAAGCTCGTTGATGAAGACTGGCAAGCTGACCGCGACAACATGCTCGCGCGTCTTCAACACATGCGCACCAAACTGTTCCATCAAGCCCTGAAGAAGGGGCAACTGCAGACCGCAAGTCAGGTGCTCGACTCCATCGGACGTGTCATTGGTGAGTCTGTTGAAACCGTCAACATCCAAGCACCTGAACTCAAGATCTCGATTGAAGACAAGGGCGACTGACCCAGCATTTCAAAACTTTGACCCCTGCCCCCACTTAGGGGGCTTTTTTATTACACGAGTGCTGTTGTACGGATATATGTGTAAGTAGTGGGCGAGTCGCTAGGCGGCTGAGATTTTGCAACACCTCCCCCACCCAATCTTGTAATATTTCTTAGTGTCAGATGGGATTAATATGCTGTACAATGTAAGACAAGAGAAGGAAGGACCGCTCGGGTCCCGCTCTTTTCGCACCTCGACAACTGCATAGGGAGCAAACCGCACCAAACGACACAGCTTCCGGGTTGCCGTCGCAAGGTGTCAAGCGACATCCGCAAGTTTTGCGCCTCGTAAGGTGCGCTCCCAAAGAGACCAACGAACCAACCCCATTTATCTAATGAATTCATTCATTCAATTGTTAGCGGCCATTGTTGCCGCCGGATCGTTTGGCGTTGCAGTTGCTCAAACTGCGATGCTCGAACCGATGCAACAGCATTCAGGGACGCAGCGTTACGTTCGTGTGGTGCGTTGAGATGACGTTAAAAACTACGTTGTTTCACCTGTCGCGGGTTTCGTCAAATAAAAAGACGGGGCCCATTGCTGTGACAACCACCAGCAAGAACAGCTGCCCTGCATCCTGCGGGATGCGGGATTTTTGCTATGCCGCTTCAGGGCCATTAGCGCTCCACTGGGCAGCCGTGTCTAATGGCTCCCGTTCCAAACAATGGCGGGAGCATTTGGACGATCTGGCAAGTCTGCCGTTTGGTTCACCTCTTAGGTTGAATCAAGCGGGTGACCTTGTGGCCAGTGCGTCCGGTCGACTGTCTCGCGCTTTTTTGAATGGCCTTCTGGCTGTTGTGAAAAGCCGCAGGCTGCAGGCTTGGACGTACACGCACCATGATCACACCATGGCCGAAAACGGCAAGCTGTTACGGCGTGCCAATCGTGAGGGACTGCGAGTCAACGTTTCAACTGAAACTGAAGAATCAGCAGACCTAGCGATAGCTTCAGGCCTTCCGGCTGTTCTCGCTGTTAGCAGTGAGGAGACTAGAACGGTTTGGAGAACACCAGCACGCAACCTGGTTAAGGTCTGCCCTGCTCAACTGCGGGACACTGACTGCAATCGGTGCATGCTGTGCCATAAGCGAGGTTCAAAGGTGATTATCGCTTTTCTCGCCCACGGTTCCCGCAAGTCCCGCGCCAATCAACAGCTCGCATCATGAAACAGTTTGAACACGTTGGAGCTTGGATCGCTGCCAGTGATTCCAGCACTGAAGCGCTTCTAAAACGTGTCGTCGCAGATATTGCGGCAGACCAACTTAAAGAAGCGAGGCTAAGACGGCGTCAACGTTTGGAGGAAATCAACCATCCTCCAGACTGCGGCGTTTGGAACCTTACCGACCGTCACTAGTTGGCGGTTTTTTTATTATGTCAACTCACGAATTTACAGCCGCAGACTGTACATGGGCAGATCTGCACTTTTCAGACTTAGGAGAGGCTAGAGAGCATCTTGACAGTCTGATTGAAGCTCGAAAATCCCTGCAAAGTATGCGGAGATTAAAGGCGTTCGCACTGTCTGACGCTCCAGATGCTGATATCGACCGGATCGACCGGGGCATTGCAGAACTGGAAAGCCAGGAGAAGGAGTTAGCGGCGTTAGTCGCTGAATGCTCCATAAATCCATTATTCGATTGAGCCCCGTTATGGGGCTTTTTTTATGCGCTGAGCCGGATAAGGCATTCTTCAGATCTGCATTCTTCAAGCTTGGTTCTAACCCAGTTGAGACGCCCAGCAACCTTGCGTCCATCGTTTGTGTCCTTGTAGCAGTGGAGAGCTTCGAGCAAGAGCATCCACTCATCAGCGCAGAAGTGAATGGTTTTAGTGGGCGCTGAATCAGTCATGAATGGGCCGCTTGCAGTTTCCTTGAATGGTCTGTATTGTAGTACAAGAGTCAGGGGATCAACCCGGCTCCGCTCCAATGCCATCAATTTAATGAAAAAGCAAACCATGACTCGCTACACCTTGGGCGAGCACCGTTCCATCAACCTTCAGCACGGTTCCATTGACGCCACCGATGCATCTTCGGAATCTGTTTCCATATATGCCGGAACGGATGCCATCAATGATGCGGTGGCTGCTTTCCTGCCTTACTGCTCCCGCTCCACTCAAGAGCGATTCATGCAAATCCTCACCGATCACATCCGCAAGGTGGACAGCATCGAAGCATGAAACGACCTCATAAAGTACGAGACCATCACATCAGTGAGGCTAAGCGTTGGCTCAGCCTTGGACACGCTCCAACTGATGTAGCAACCCGCTTAGAACGTAAGTTCGGAATGAGTCGAGCGCAGACTCATCGTGATGTCGTTGCAGCCGCTACAGAGCTTGACAGCGAAAACATCGAACTGGATGTTGACGTGGAAATTCCACCAATGCTCCAGCAACGTAACGCTATGTTGCGCGACATCACTCAAAATTGGATGGAAGCATCCGACCAACACAACCCGAAAGAGATGGAACAGCTTTCACGAGCTTTTGAACGTCTCTGGCGCATGGGCGGCCACGAGTCTCAAAAGTTCTGAGACTGTTGTCTCACAACGTCCCAATGACCTTTACAGACCACGAGCTTGAGCTGCTGGTTGACTCCATCACATGGGAGCTTGACTTCCTGGAGTCTTCCGGCTGGCACGAGTCTCCGCGCCATCAAACTCTCACTGAGCTTCAAGCTCGCATCCAATCATTCCTAAACCACCAATGACCATCATTCGCAATGAAGACCCAAACGAACTTCTCGGGTTTGAACTTGATCCTTGGCCGCCTTTGTCGGACGAAGAGATCGAAGAACGAGAACGCCAAGCGGAATGGGATGACTACCTAGCTTCCATTCCTGACGCCGCTGAACGTAACCGCAACCTCAAATGATTAACCGCTACAGCGCTGACCGTTCCATCAACCAACTGCTTTGCGTCATTCTTGGCCGCAGGAAATCTAACGCGTCAGCTCACTTTGCTTACAGCCCATTAAAGCGAATCGAGTTCTGCCAACAACTTGTTGGGCAAGAACGAGAGCAAGCAAAAAAAATTAAAGAGCTGGAGCTTTTGAGCGCTTGCGATCGACAACTTTGCAGCCTTGATTCCCTTTACACACTCACACAACTTCTCGATGAGGTCGAATGGTGATGTACCACTTCATGCCAATCCAAGAATCCGAATCCAAAAAGATTCAACGTGCTCTCGACATTCTCAAAGGTGTTATCGCCCGTGAAGAGAAACGCCATCTGATGGATGAACACTTGACCCATTCAATGCGAGATCTTCTCG